GCCCCCCCTTTAGTATTCTTTTTAAATATTACATTAAGTTTGAAACTTTAACTTTTCTGTAGTACTTATTAGTTGCAGAACTGATACTAATTGCACCGTTAGCAGCCGCAGCAACTGTTCCAGTGTGGAACGGATTAGCAGCGATACCGTATCTAGTTTTGAAACCAATTTTCGGTTGGAATGTGTTCTCACCAACTGCACGAACCATTTGTAGTGGAACGTATGGGCAATAGAACATACCAGCGTCATAAGGTGATGTACCTTTATAACCCACGACATAGTATTGTGAGTCAGATACGTTTGCAGAGTATGGGTCTACATAGACTTTAAATCTACCGTTCATAACACCAGCGAAAGTAGTTGATGTGTCATCTACGTTCAAGTTGTTATTTAGAGCAGGAGTATAGTCTAGAACACCAGCCATTTGAAGGGCAGATGCGACATCAGCGGAACAGATAATCATGTTACCTTTTCCTCTTCTTGTCTGTTGACCGATTGCGTTTGCATCTCTTTCAAGAGCGAACATCAAACCTTTAAACTTCTCAACTGACCATCTACCGTTTGAGTCAGTATCCAAGTCAAAGATACCAGCGTTAGTTGTATTAGTTTGAGCACCTTTTACAGCAGAAACATAGATGTTTCTTACAACTTCTCTGTTGATCTCAGCAAGGATTTCAGCAGATAGGATGTTTGCAAGTTCTGTCTCAGCATCTAAACCGTGGATTGCTTTAAGGTCTTGAGCAAGTTCCATAGTGTATTCTGCTTTAAGAGCACGTGTTACAGCAGTAACAGTGTGCTTCTCAATTGAGAACGCCATTTCAGCGAAAGCATTAGAAGTAGTATCTCCAAGTGCTTCACCTTGTGCTGTTGTCATACCAGTTGCAGTTTCGTATGTTCCAGCAGGACTGTCGTTAAGAACGGCAGGGTTAGTTGCTGTGTCTGTTACGTCACCACCACCAGTGTCACCACCAGCGTCTTGGTTTGAAAAGTCTGGCATTGTCTCATCAACAAGAGCTTCTGCACCATCCATTGATGCAAATCTTGCTCTCATTGCAAAGATTAAACCAGTTGGGCCTGTCATCGGTTGCACACCACAAATGTCGTATGCAATCAAATTAGGCATTGATCGTCTTACTAGGGAAATCAAAATTGGATCCCATGTGTCTAGAGAAGCGTTACCACCAACAAAGTTTGTTGGAGCGGCTTCTGTCATGAAAGCTTTATCTTCTTTAAGAGCTTTCTCTTGGTTCTCTAGAATAATTGTAGTAACTGCCCGTCTGTAACTATCCGAAATTTTTGGTAATTCTGGATGTTCTAGGACTGGCTGCCACTTTTCTTGTAAATGTTCTGTTTGAAACATGTGTCTCTCCTTTTTAACAGTTTACGTTACTATTTCGTATTCGCACTCTTGACACTTCTGCCGATTGCAGTCATGTAGACATTCATTGCATCAGATGTGTCAATGTCCTTTACGGTGCCAGTTTCTACATCATCAATTGTTTCTTTCATCTCTACTTTAGTTCTTGGAAAATAACTTTCTTTTAGAGTATCAATTTTTTCTCTAAATGATGCTTCGTCAGTAAAGTCAACTTCTCTAACTAATGATTGAAACTTTTCAATTTCAGTTTCAGCCAAATCAGAAACACTTTCTGATATGACCTTTTCCCTCACTAGTTGGGCATTCTGTTCTTTAGCCTCTACTACCTTTTGGATAGTTTCGTCCAGTTTACCTTCTAGTTTAGAAATCTTGTCTGATTGTGCCTCAAGTACATCGTACTTTTCGTCAGGCACGTCTACATAATGATCTTCAAAGAGTTGTTTCAATCCAGAGATAAAGTCCTCAGCAATCTCGCCTTTTAGGCCTCTTTCGATTGCAAGAGTATTCTCTTTCATCCATTCTTCGACAACATAGTTTAAGTAGTTGTCAACTTTTTCTGATAGGTCTTCTTTGGTTTCATTAATTTCAGAAGTAAGTTCGTTCTTGTATTCTTCTTCAAGACGTTCTACTTCTTCTCTCACTTTAGATTTAACTGCAGCTTCAAATACTGTTGCAGCTTTTTTCTTAAATTCATCTGTTAATTCAGAATTTTCATCGTTCATAAGTGCATCGACATGTTCTTTAACATCAATGTCTGCTACTCTTTTCTCGACTTTCTCTGATTTTTCTTTTTGGGCTTCGTCCATGTCCATTTCGTCCATCTTATTGTACATGGCCATGAGTTTTTCCATTTTTTCTTTATTCATGGATGCCATTGCGTTAATCATTTTGTCTTTCATTTCCATTTTGGTCATTTCGACAATTTCTTCTTCGCCTTGGACATTCTCATCTCCAGCAGCAAGGGGTTTATTTTCTTTTGCATCACCTTTTGCAACCGGCATTGCATCTGGTTTTCCCTCACCTTTTTGTTGAGCGTCGCCTGAAACTTCTTTTGATTGTGCAGCTGCTTTTTTACCAATCGCTTTTTCTCCACGATCTTCATCAGCACCTTTTTCTACTTTAGCCTCTGGTTTTGCACCACCGACATCTGCTTTACCAGTGACTCCGTCACTTGGAACTGCTTCTTGTTTTTCTGCTTTTGCAGCGTTTTTCATAGGAGCATCGGCACCGTTGGCTTCTTCTAATTCACCAAGTACTTCAGCTTCCAATTCCTCAATGGTTTTGTCTAATTGATCAGCCATGGGATTATCTCCTTTGTTTAACTCTATGGTTATTAACTATTATTTATAAATTACAACATTTTGAGGAACTTAGCAAATTCTAATGCTTGATTTGCAGCCTTTCCTCTTTCAAGTCTTTGTTTCATCTCCACCAAATGTGGTTCAAGATAACTTCCATTATCCCATACCCATTCTTTTCCTTCCATAATACCTTCTACGAAAGCAGATGGAGCGGATGGATCAGCAACGATATCAGCCGCAGTTGCGAGCATGAAATCTTTGTTTACATAATTTGCACCACCTTTGGATTGCAAACTACCCATACCTCTAGATGAAACACCTAATGTAGCACCTTCGTCCATAAGACTTTTTACAATCTTACCCATAGGTGTGTCCATTATTTTTGCCTCTCCGATAAAATTTTTACCTTCTGGCACTAATGATGTTATCAAGTGAGATGCTCTTTCCAGATTTACAGTCGGCCCTTCTGGGTGACCTAACTCTCCAAAGGCTCTCTTTTTTTGTATGAAGTTTTTACTATACTTATTTACTTCATTAGTCAATACTTCCATAGGATAAACACGGCCATTTCGGTTCTTTATGTCCGCCTGCATGAAAACACCACGAATCTTATAGTTCTTTTTACCATCAGCAGTATCTTCTGCAATGAATTGAACGTCTTGGATATCTTCTGTAATTAGTTTAACAGTTCGCATTTGTTTACCTTTTCCGAAACTTATTATATTTATTTATAATTATAAAATGTTCTATAATTATTTTTATTATATGCCTGGTTGTCCTTGAACAATTTCTTCTACATAGATTTTACTATTAGAACCAGCAGTTGCC